ATCTGTGAGTTTGTTGTTAGTGTGGGTAGGTTGTACTGGTTCATTGATCAACCTATCAAGGGTGTTGATAACTTTGTATGGCTGTGCTTTGATGCCAACTATGGTGGATACACTAAGTTCTTTGGGAGACAACTGTGATGACCAGAGAACAGATAGAACACCTTATCGAAATCTACGGGTTTGAGTACTTGATTGGCACTCTACAAGAGTGGGAGGTACTTGATATCCTGAATGATGATGGATACATTAACCTAGAGTCTTACTATGAACCAGAGTAATTACGATAACCTAAAGAGTGGAGTTTACAAAGTGGCAAAGTGGAGTTACGAACCTGACCCTAACCTGTTTAAAGAACCTGTATCATCTAAGGATGTAGAGGTGTATGCTGACCCTGATACTAATGACTGGGACTGGTTTCAAGCGGAGTGTAAGAAAACTGCTATCTACCCTGAACAACATGGTTTGCAATACACTGCACTAGGTATGGCTTCTGAGGCTGGTGAGGTTGCTGGCAAGATCAAGAAGTACATGCGTGATGGTGTCATTGATGATATGGCTACGGCTATGGAAGTCTTTGACGTTCTGTGGTACTGTGCAGCTTTCTTGGACGAACTTGGTTATGATATGTCTGAGGTGGTTTACAAGGGTTTTGAAAAACTCCGTTCTCGACAAGAGCGCGGTACACTTGGTGGTTCAGGGGATAGTAGATAATGGATTATGATACAAAGAAGATTCTTGGAAGTCTAGCTACTGGTGCCCTGCTATTAATGTTTGCCATGTCAATTATGTTCACTCTTTACTCTTTGACAAAGCGTAGTGACACTTTCTGGATTGAGAATTACAGAATTAGGGCAGAGTCTTGTTATCAAGAGTTCAAACTTGATGAACGCAGTGGTCTAGTTTATATTACAATAGACTACTGTGGAGACTCTCGTTGACTGTATCCCAACTGATCATTCTTCTACAGACATACGACCAAGACCTAGTAGTACGGGTATCTCTTAGTGCAGCACAAGTAGACTTCAGGCCAAAGACCACCTACGTACTTTCTCCAACCTTCTAGTTATCGGATAATAAGACATGAAAGACTACCAGAAATTCATCCACACAAGCCGCTATGCTAGGTGGCTAGAGGATAGTAAACGCAGGGAAACCTTTGAAGAGACTGTAGAGCGGTACTGTACTGAAATCCTAAAGCCAGCCTTCTCTAAGACAGGTTTGAATGACTGGTCTGACTATGAGAAGATTAGGGGCGCTATTCTGGGACTCGGTGTTATGCCATCTATGCGGGCGCTCATGACAGCAGGGCTTGCCCTACAGAGAGACAACACGGCAGGCTACAACTGTGCTTACCTTGTCGTAGATGACCCCAAGTCCTTTGATGAGGCTATGTTCATTTTGTTGTGCGGTACTGGTGTAGGCTTCTCTGTAGAGCGCCAGTACGTATCTAAACTCCCTGATGTACCTGACCGCCTCTATGATAGTGAAGATGTCATTAAGGTACACGATAGCAAAGAAGGTTGGGCTAAGGCATTTCGTAAGGTTATTGCCATGCTCTACGCAGGGGAAATCCCCAAGTGGGACGTGTCTAAGGTAAGACCCGCTGGTGCTAAACTTAAGACTTTTGGTGGACGATCCTCTGGACCGGGGCCACTGGTCGAGTTGTTCCAGTATACCGTTGATAAGTTTAAGGTCGCATCAGGGCGTAAGTTGTCCTCTATTGAGTGCCATGACCTTATGTGTAAGGTGGGTGAGGTTGTCGTGGTTGGTGGTGTTAGACGCTCTGCTATGATTTCCCTGTCTAACCTGTCTGATGATCGTATGCGACACGCTAAAGCTGGTCATTGGTGGGAGACTAACGGACAACGTGCCCTCGCTAACAACTCTGTATCTTACACAGAGAAGCCTGATATGGAAACCTTCTTGAGAGAATGGCTGTCTCTTGTGGAATCTAAGTCTGGTGAGAGGGGGATCTTCTCTAGAGTTGCTAGTAAGAAGCAGGCCGCTAAAAATGGTAGACGCAAATCAGATATAGACTTCGGGACTAATCCGTGCTCCGAAATCATCCTTAGACCGTATCAGTTCTGTAACCTTAGTGAGGTAGTTGTCAGAGCAGAAGATACTAAAGCGACGCTGCTGGAGAAAGTAAGACTTGCCACTATTCTAGGGACAATCCAATCTACACTTACTCACTTCCCATATCTGCGTAAGATTTGGAAAGATAACACTGAGGAAGAGCGTCTGCTTGGGGTTTCCCTGACGGGTATCCTAGACAGTACTCTTATGAGTTCAGGTGATGTTGGACCTCTACTAGAAGAATTGAAGCAGTTGTCTATTGACACTAATAAGGAGTGGGCTGCTAAGTTGGGTATTCCAGCTTCTGCCGCTATCACCTGTGTCAAACCTTCTGGCACGGTTAGCCAACTTGTAGACAGTGCATCTGGTATCCATGCTAGACACTCTGAGTACTATATCAGAACTGTTCGTGGTGACAACAAAGACCCACTGACCCAGTTTATGATTGCACAAGGTATTCAGAATGAACCTGATGTAACCAAGCCTGACAGTACGACTGTATTCAGCTTCCCACAGAAGGCTCCAAAGGGTGCAATTACTAGGAACGATATGACTGCACTACAGCAGCTTGAACTTTGGTTGGTTTATCAACGACACTGGTGTGAGCATAAGCCCTCTGTCACCATCACGGTTCATGAACACGAGTGGATGGAAGTTGGCGCTTGGGTCTACAAGCACTTTGATGAAGTGTCTGGTGTATCTTTCTTGCCACACTCTGATCACACCTATCGTCAAGCACCTTACCAAGAGATTGACAAAGATACCTATGAAGCCTACATACTACAAGCACCCACTACGATTGATTGGGCTAAACTCCAAGACTTTGAAATGGGTAATGACACAACTAAAGGGAGCCAGACGTTTGCTTGCACTGGTTCTGTATGTGAAATCGTAGATATTGGATAGTCAATGACAACTGAACAAAAGGTTAAACCAAGTAGGGAGCCTACCCAAGACGAACTACGGGAGTACTTTAACTATGTAGACGGTCAGTTGATTCGGATAAAAAGTACTAATTCAAGCAGACCTGATATGCTGGGTAAACCTCTTGGATATCTGTCAAGCGAAGGCTACCTTCGAGGGGGTTTTAAAAACAAACCGTATTACCTGCACAGGTTAATATGGGTTTATCATAACGGTGCTATCGAGTCTGAGATGATTGATCACATTAACAGAGTTAAAACAGATAATAGGATTGAGAACTTGCGGCCTGCCACAGAACAACAAAACACTTTTAACAGGGTGGGTAACCGTAATACAACCTCCCATTTTAAGGGTGTATCTAAAAACTTAAACAAATGGAGAGCAACTATTCACTTAAATGGCAAACAGCACAGCCTCGGTACGTTTAAAACGGAAATTGAAGCCTCCCTAGCTTACAGAAAGGTTGCAAACATATTGCATGGGGACTTTAGCCTTGACGCGCATTAAACCAGATGGAGGCCCTGCCTCTTACTATGACCTACCAGTTGGTGCCGCAACCCTCAACGACATCATAGAGGCTAAGGGTGATGCACAGTGGTTAGGGGACACTTTCCACCTAGCTAACATCTTAAAGGCTACGTGGCGATGGGGTGATAAGGAGGGCACCTCTAAAGACTACGATGCTCGCAAGTTCATCTACTCCGGGGCTAGGCTGCTCATGAAGTTAAAGGGTGCTACAGAACTACGTAGAACACTACAACAGATGTTAGATGATCCTCAGTTTGGAGAACGATAGCTATGTTTATACTTGCTGTAACTGTCTGTCTTGGTATGGAGGCTAACTCTTGTTTTACGATTATCTCTAAGAAGGGTTTCGTAGATGAGTTATCTTGCAAGGAGTTTGCCCTTAAGGAGTACCCATCACTCTTGCAATCCTTCCCTCTTGTGGTAACTTTTCAATGCTTACCTGTACCGGGGGAGTTCGCATGACCCTTATCATGGTTGTGTTGACTATCATAGTTGTAGTCGCCTTGGTAGTCTGGCTTGAAGAGAAAGACTGGCCTGACGATAGCGATATCTAACAAGCACCATAAAGAAAAAGCCCTAGTATTCCAATCAAGGAGTACTAGGGCTTTATTTATTTCTACTGTCTATCTTTCCAGAGGTCTTTTACTTCCCCGGATAAGTTCTCTGCTAGTTTCTTAACGTCGATCTCTAACCTACGTAGAGAGTCTCTCAACTCATCCTGCCCACTGGTCCTGTGCTTAATCTCATTTTCCAGCAACTCGATCTTCTTACTGCTTGTGAAGACTGTCCTCACCAACCAAATAAGAGAGGTGATAATTAGAGTAACCGCACCAGCAACAAGTTTATCCACGTACTCCACTTATAAATCTCCTAACAGTATTGGCAATTTCGTTAGGTGACGGCAGTAACCAACCTAACACTAGTAGTAAAATCATCAGAGGGCTGTTCTCGTTATACACGATGTTCTCTGCACCCTCTGACGTGATCTTGTTTATTTGGCCCTGCGACTGTTCCACTCTAGCAGCAGGGGCATCTACAGTCTGTGCAGAGTAGGAGTTAGATACACCTAACGTCTGGTTGTTCTCAGCGCCTATTTGTGTGTTAGCCGCTACGTTAGTCCCCTTACCCCCTAGTAGGCTTCCCAGTGGAAAGTTGCTGCAACCCGGTGTAGACATCAAGACCAAAAGCAAGACCAGCAAATGTAAAGATCGGCCACATAATTGTTTCAACCATAGTAACATTTCCACCCCACACGATAAAACAGAAAAAGCCTAGTAGGGCTGTTGCTACTTCCCTCTTAAATGTTTTTTTCATCACCAAGTGCTCTTTCAAAGTGTTCAGCGTAGGAAGCAATAAGAGCAGCCCTCTCGGTACCATTGATAACCTTTCTCATGTCTTTGTAGTTATCAAAGTCATATAAACTCTTACCAGTAAACCAACCCTCTACAGAACCCCTTACAATGATCTTTGCAGCGGTGGCTGGTTCCATAGCCTTATCAGGGTTAGAGAGAAGATCAATATCCAACTCTTTACTGGCCTTGATATAGTTGGCCTTGTGAGTTAGTTGGACGTAACCCCTACCCAACCAAGACTTCCCCTCATTGTCCAAACGCCAGTATGGGAATCTGACCCAAGGGAGTTGCCCCTTCTTGAAGGCACTGTCCAAGATGGCGATAGCCTTACCGTCTGTAAGGGCTTTAGTCTCTCTGACAGGCTGCATAGTGTACCCTGTCTCATGGTAGGCAGTGGCAAGGATATAGGCTCTATGCTGCTTGAAGATCCCTTTGGTGGCACCTAGCAACAGGTTAAGTCCGTCCAACTGCTTCTGTGTTAGAGACCCTGAGAAGAGGTTCTTTCGCACATCTACGTAGAAGTCGGGGGCGACCTCTGGCATAACCTCTGTTGACTTAGACTTAAGAAAGTCAAAAATACCCATCATATCAATCCTGAACTAAAGGTGCTGGTAGTTGTTCCACAGTAGGGTAGCTATCACGGATTGCCTTGCGTAGAGTAAGCCAGTCATCTTCTGTGGCCTCACCAGCCTGCCACTTAAAGAACATAGGGTCTGATTCAGAAGTATAGGCAGCGTGACGTTTGGACCTTTGCTCTTCGTTTGTTGGTGTGTAAGCTTGCCACTGACCAGCTACCCAAAGCTGACGTGCATGGTCAGGTGGGTTCTGTACCTCTAGACCACCATCAGGAGGTGTAACCCCCTCACCGAAACCACCAAGATAGTTACCAATATCGTCTACATAGTACTTGGTTGTCATGCGTAAGCCCTCACTCTTAGACGCCAGCTTGCATTGGTAAGGGCTACAAGCACCCCACTAGTGTAGTCTCCAGCAATAAAACAGCTTGCTGCATTAGAATAGCGGATGTAGATGTTCGTTGGGTCATATAGAACCGCGTTAATACGGTTAGTGCCACTTGTTGTGTTGTTCACGTTAGCTACAATCCTGTCACCGTTCACATAACCATATTCCGCCGTTATACAAACCAACTCCATGTATGTAGAGGTAGGTTGCTGTCCCAGCCCGTGTGCTATAGTTACTAGTCCCCCAGTTGTGATAAGCTGGTTTGTACTGGTAAACGCACTCCGTATTGCGACTTGGGCTGTAATTGCCCCCGCAACCCGGAGGGGTGTCATAGCCCTAGTGTTGTCTGTCCCAGCTTGCGCCTCTGCAAGAGTAGAAAAGGTCTGGTTAGGTTCAAACTTGTTGGTAGATTCACCAATAGTACCAAGTTCAATCCAACCACTATTTGCTTCATTACGCTTCCATAGAATGTTTGTGTCAGTCTCATACCAAAACATGTTAGCGAAAGTTGTAGCAGGGGCAACAGTACCAGAGTTTTGGGATACGATAGCCAGAAGAGCGTTGTTAAGATCAGCCCTAAAAGCAGGGGCTGTTTGGTTAGCGATTTCGTAGTCGTGTGTAGCCATGTCGGGTTCCTATCAGTTATACTGGACTAAAGCCGTAAGGGCTGTAATACTTGGGGTTATATCCTTAGATGTGCTGGACAAGACAACCTTAAACCGTGCGGCTCTTGCGTTAACATCCTTAACTTTTAGTTCTGTGTATGCGGACCAAGTTGGTGCCCCGGCAGGGTTGTCGTTTGTAGTACTTATAAAACAGACAACATCAACGTCATCAACCTGAGCGCTACCAGTAAAGTCATCAAAGAGTCCGGGTTGACTTGATAGCAAACCGGAGATATCATCCCACAGACCTGCGGACCTATCAACACGGTTCAGGTCAACATCGACCCTAGCCCGAAACCTACGAACAGCACCTGTGTCGATATAAGTACTAAAAAAGTAACTTGCACTAAAGGGGGCTGTGCCTGATACCGTTGTAATCTGCAAAGCAGCACCTACAACGGAACTACCAACCTTGATACCAGTGAAGGCTGTGCTATCCGTAAGCGAGGTTGTTGTAGTGAACGGCAACAAGGCTGCGGAAGGTACTACTGATGAACTATAACCCTCAGAGATGTTACCACCCTTGTCGTAGGCACGTATCATGTAAGTGCCCGGCTTACCGGGGACAGCCACTGAGTTAGCTGGCCGAGGTACCTTCGAGACATATGTAGTCGCATTAGCCCAAGTGGCCCCTGTCTCATCAACAGAGTGACGGACGCGATAGAAAGATAGGTCAGCATCGGGTACAGGTGTCCAGATGAGATTTACAGTAGACCCAATGAGTTGTGCTGAGAAGTCTGTAACATCTGCTGGTGGGTCTGCAAGCCCCTCTACAACGAAGTTTGTGTAGTACTGCCAAGCACCTTTAACACCTAGATACGAGTAAGCCCTTGCACGAATGTCGTAGAAGTCATCGAACACATTGAGGATTTCAAAGCGCCCTAAATCACCTACACCAACAATAGAATAATCAGTGGCAGAACTCAGTTTAAACTGTACCTCTACCCTCTCGACAGCAAAAGGTGTATCAGATGTTATATCAACAAAGATCACGCTAGTTAGATTCTCGTTGGTAGTCCTTACTTCGCTAGATGGACTGATACCGATATCAGGTACTTCAAAGGCGTTAGGGAGGTTAGTATTATTCTGCTCAAAGATAGCAGCGTCCTGAGCAGTAAAAACAGCAGAACTGATCTCACGAAGGGTCATCCTAACCTGTAGGTCAAGACCGTCTGTCAGGCCAAAGTCCCAGCTAGTTACTTCAAAAGGTTTACTTGCCCAACCAAATCTAGTATTGGTAATGTAAACAAAGTCACCCACTTCGACTTGGAAGGCTTTAAGTCCAAAGGAAGCAGAGAAAGTCAACTGTTCACGGTTACGACGAAGAGCCACGTTAGCAATACGTTGTGCAGTCTTGGAGGAACTTGTAAATGGTAGGCTGTAGTCTAGAGTGTTTACAATACCACTGTCCGTATTTACAAATATAGGATCACTTACAGTCGGGTAATCAGCCTCTTGCCAGTCGCTCTCTGAACCCTTGAATTTACCTTTGACAGTGTTAAAGTTATTCCTTCTAGAGTGTCTGGTTGAAAGGCTAATACCACTACGAAGGTCGTTTTCATCAAGGGTGATGGTTGGTGTAGTATAGGCAGCAGCCTTCATACGCCACTTACCTTGGGAATACCAAAACAAACCACCCATAGAGGTAAGCATATCTGATATGATTTGGCTGGGTTCAAAGCCTGTTACAAAGACCCCGTTGCATGTATAGCGATTCTCGCTGTCAACGACCTCATCACAGATTACAGCAGCAGCCGTAACCAAAGTATCATTGATCTTATCAGACGACTGAGCAAGTCCATAGTCAGACGAGATATAATCCCTCAAGCAGAGTGCAGGGTTGGAAGACCACACAGTAAGCCCTGTGCTGGGGTTATACACCTTCTTACCACGAACCACGGTTGATACTGTAGGTACACCGTTGGGGAACACATCCGCGCTATACTTGAGCCTGACGTAGAGGTAGGCAATACCCTGCAACCTGTGAGCCGTTGTCCAAGCCCCAGCAGTTAAAGTGGCTGTCTCTGCGACAAGATC